TATCCATAAACTCAGCATATAATAATGTTTTTTCATTTTTTCGTTTAGGATTAGTTAAAAAATTAACAATCCAATCACATTTTTCATTCATACCACTATTACGACCTGCTTGAAAATATGGATCATCTTTTGAGTTTGCCATTATCATATCACCTTCAATCGGTATAAAATGATATTTTTTACGAGGAAAATCAGGGTCATCATCTTTCAATCTAAAAAAAGAAATTAAACCACCATAATATTTATCAAATTGTTTTTCATCATTATGAATTTGTAATAAATCTTGTCTTTTTAATTCAACTAATGGCGCCTTTTTATAACCAATACCAATTAACGCTTCTATATCATCAGGACTATTACAGAATAAAGTTCCTGTCATCATAATAGTTCGTAAAAATGTATTTTTATTTTGTAATAATAAATTTGCTACTTTATTACCCATTAAAGAATAATTACCTGATTCTTTCCATTTTCTCGCACTTATTTTTTCTTTAATTTCTTTAGTTGAAAAATTTCTAAGATTATGCGCCTCATCAATAATTAATAAACTATTAGGTTTAATATCTACTTTACTTAACATCATTTGTTGATATGATATAAATTTATAAACATATTCGTTATTACTATTTTTTCGCCTCGGGTCTAATCCTACTTCATACATTTTCATAATCGTATTTATTACTAATGATGCTGGAAGTAAAAAATAAACAAAACTATCAGGATTTAAATTTATGAATTGTTCTCCACAATTAATCGCTATCAATGTTTTACCTGATCCAACACCATAATATAAAATAACAAGTTCGTTTGTTGCTATACTCCAATCTTCTATAAATTTTTGTTGATATGGTCTAAATTTAAAATAAGGGTTTTTATTACTTTTTATTAAATCAAATGTAGATAAATCTTCATCATATTGTATAACTTCGGGGTTTTGATGTTTTGCATCTTCTGCTTGAAATATTTTAATCCATTTATCAATATTTATTTCTGTATATCTATCAATTGTTTTTTTGTTTTCTTCTCTTTCTTTTCTTCTTTTTAATAATGCTATTTTATATGATCTTAATTCTTCATCAGTTTTTTTCTTTTCTTCCGCTTGTTTTTTTACTAATTCAATAAGTTGTTCTTTCGACATGCTATCTAATAACTCTGTATTTTCGCTTTCGTGATCGGCACCACCTAATAATACTCGTTTTAGTTTATGTAACATAATATATATATATATATATATTATATTATAAAAAAAAATAATTATGAATAAAATAAATTATATTGTTTATCTAAATAACCAATACTTACAACATCAAAATTAAATGTGTTAATATTTGATGCTGTTTGTAATGATATACTTTGAATAGGTGCTAATGTATATCCTGCTGATGTGTCTCCTGTAGGTGATGCTACTAATTTATTAAATCCAATACTCCACAAATCACTTCTAACATTCATAGGGTTCATTTTAAATTTTTGTTGTCCTATTTCTTGTCCTTTTCCTAAATTTGATGTTGTCAAAGTCGTAATTGTGTCAATAGCATAAATTTTATAAAAATATCCTGTTTGGTTCATTACTGTTGCTGGATTTGAATAATTAATCCTTGTCCTAAATGTATTCGGTGCTGTTGCTGGTGATGTTGTTATTTGAAAATATAAACTTCCTTCACTTGATATATTTGTTAATGAATTAAAACGAATTACACACCAAAAACTTTCTAAATCTTGAAATGTCAAACCGCTTAAATTAACTGGTATATACCAACCTATTTTATTTGTATTTACTAAAGTTTTAGTAAAATTCCAATAATTGCCCGTTGTTGATTGTATTGGGTCTATTGTTGTGTTATCTCCACCTTTCCACATTAATTTTTCTTCTGGTGTTAAATTATTCCATACAATATTATATATTCCTGTAGGTATAAAATTATTACAATTCATCGCTTTTAACATTGCCGAATTGGCGTAGGTATTTAATATTGTTGTTTGGACTTGTAATTGATAAATATTTGATGTATTTGTTGTTATATTACTGCTGTTTGTAGATACTTGACCTTGTAAAGTTGTTATATTACTGGTGTTTGTAGATACTTGACCTTGTAAAGTTGTTATATTATTGCTGTTTGTTGAAACATCAGTTTGTAAAGTGCTTATATCTCCTTGTAATGATGAAACACTATTTGCTGTATAAGTTTCTAAATTATTAAAATCTCCTTGTAATCCTATTATATCATTTGTATTTGTGATTATATTAGTTTGTAAAGTGCTTATATTAGTTTCTAAACTGCTTATATTAGTTGTATTATTTGATACATTAGATTGTAAATTAATAATATCTGTTTGTTGTTGTGCTGTTAATGTTTCTAAATATAGTGTTCTTGGCAGTAAATTTTGTATTTGATTATTATTATTTTGTGATTGGACTTCTACATTATTAACTCTTGGTATTAAATTATTTATTTGATTATTATTATTTTGTGATTGGACTTCTACATTATTAACTCTTGGTATTAAATTATTTATTTGATTATTATTATTTTGTGATTGGTTTGATACAGTATATATTTGAGTTTGTAAATCATCAATTTCACTTTTTACGGGCATAGGTTCTCCATTTAAATAAATAAAATTATTTTCTGTATCAAAATATAATTTATCACTTGTTATTGCTCCATTAACTGAATTATCTGTAAATAATATTTGTTGATTTGTTGTTGTTTCTCCTGCTCCATTAACCCAAACATTAGGATTTGAAGGACTAATATTATCTATTTCTTGTTGTAAAAAATCAATATCTGTTTGTGTTGCTATTAATACATTATTTTGATAAATTGTTTCACCATTTAATTCTTTTACATCTAAAAATTTATCATTAATATATTTATTGTTACCTAATTCTTTTTCAGTATGACAATTAACAAAATCTATGATACTTGAACTCATTATTATATATATATATATATATATAATAATTTTAAAGAAAATAATTTTTTATTTAAAGTAGTGAGTGTTTAAGTTGAGATTTAGAAGCATAAGCACCACCTGACATAGCACCGCCCGAATTTCCACCCTGACCGAACCCGACTGAATTTAGAGCATTAGCGACACCTTCGTGATGTTTTCCTAAATAATCTTTTACTTGTCCTCTTATCATCTTACCTGTTGAACTATCATAAAATGATTTAATATGAGGTAGAATATGTTTAGCGTGTGATATAATCTTAGATAAACCACCATCAAACAGACCAGTGCCGTTAAGTTGAGGGTCTCGTAAGAAATCACTATGAACCATATTATTTTGTTTGTGAGCGTTGATTGCGTCTGCTTCACTTAATGGACTGTAAGAAATTGCCGTCAGATTTGTATCCCAAGCACATAAAATATTATCATAACACATTACAGTCATTAAATCATAGGTTTCACAGTTAGGATCATAATTTTGAACGGTTGCGAAAATTTGAAATTGAGTTCTGTATGAAACCATAGGGCATAAATTACGGCGAAGTGAAATATTACGCCCAAATTCAAGACGCACACAAGCACCCGATGGAGTAAAGGTAGTAGGTAGATAATTTCCACCAGCATCAACAGCATTCAAACCAAAAGGCATAGGGAGACCATTAAATTCGGCGTAATTATCAACAAGACCATTTTCAGCACACATTTTATAAATATCACAAGTTTTAGAATTTGATAGAAGAGTAGCACCATCAAAATTTACTTGAATATTACTAATTCTTGTAAAATGATCGCTTCGTTGAGATCCATCAATTGATGATGTTGCAGGGGTTGAACCTCTATTATTAAACAACATAATATTTTGTGTAGGTTTTACAGCGAAAAGAACAGCGGTAGGAATACGCGAGACAGTTATTACTGGAGATGTTATAGTAGTTAGTGGAGGAACAGGAGAACTATAAGGAATATTATATGTTTGAGGCATACGCTCAACAGATTTAAGAGGATAATAAACCAAATTAGGCACAGCGTCCATATTAGTAGATACAGTAATATATCTAAATTCAGGTTGTAAAACATCCACTTGAATATCAGTAATGTTTAGAACATTTCCACCAGGACGATT